TGCATCTACCGCGTCATTAGTTGGATCGATGGGACGCTCGACAGGCGCGCCTGCGCCCGGTGCATCAACCCTCTCACCAACAGATGACTCAATGTCGGCCATGAACATATCTATTTGGTTTTCCTCAATTGCTACCCAAGCCGGAGGCGGTGCGGTCGATGCGCTACTGCCTGGTGGCTCCGAAGACCCCGGAGGTGGTGCTTTTGGCTTTCCTCTCGGTTTATCTTTCTTCGCCGATGGGAGCACATGGTTGTGTGTTCGCATCAGATTGGCGTGTTCATTGAGAAAATTTGCTGTCGCGTCGCTGTACCAGGGGTTTTGTGGTGCTGGTAGTAGCTGCGATAAGTCGTTATCTGAATTTTGGCTGTCTTTCCTGGATGAATTACAGCCACGGCATGAGACCACCATATCGTCGGGTGATTTGGCGGCTACGCCTGGATGTAGGTGGTCGTAGGTTCCTCCGCGTGCTCCGCGTTTGTCGTTCCAATAGACCACGTGCCCGCACCATCGGCATGCGTCGCCGTCGCGCTCTCGGATCGGTACAACGAGTTTTGAATCGCGAGTGTCATTACGCTGCTGATTTGCCCATTCACGTTGCTCTTTTGAGACCATATGAATCAGCTCTGGGTCTTCAATGAGCTTGTAAGCGATTGCTCCGGTCTGTTGGTTTTTGATTTGTTCAAAATATCCGCAGTACTCGGCGGCCGCGGCAAGCTGCTTACCACGGGCAACGCCCGCAACTTGGAAGATTGTGCCAAGCTCGATGATGGAGTCTCCCTCATGAGCGGCGCACATTGTGGCTGCCATTGCCACAAAACCGAAAAGCTCTAATTTTAGGGATTCCGTTGCATTAGGAAGTTCTAGGGAGCGCAAAACGACTGGATGCATAGATGCGGTGTCGCCAATGCGGAGCCAGCTCATGCGCATTCCTCTTTTCCATCTGAATTGTTCGTGATTACTATGCAATAAAGCATAATGCAATGTCTTATTTTATGCAAATTTGAATATCCAGGCGGCTAGGGCATACCTGTGGCTGCTTGCCGCCTGGATTTCGCGCCGTCTAGTTGTTCTCTGCGATGATATTGATAGCTGCCTGGATAAAGGTGATTATGAGCAGGGCAGCGAATGCAGTCCCTACGGCTCCTGCAAGGACAAAGGTGAATACTTTCGCCCATGTTTCGCCGTATAGGTTTATGAACCTGTCAAGGCGTTCTGAGATTTGGTGTTTATCTTCCATGTTCTCCCTCTCTTTATCGGAGTAGTGGCTTTAGCGGTGACTCCGGGATGGCTAAAGTACATGTGATGTTGTGGATAGTTAGGTTGCCTTTTATCTTTCCGGTCTCACATGCCTCCGCTAGGATTTCCAGATCGCTAGGTGTGTAAGCTATCAGTGCTGATGGCGCTGGGGCGGGGTATTTCCCTGGTCTCCCATCCGGTTCGCAGAATTTTACCCGACCTTCGATCCATAAAATTCCAGATGCTACAGGGAATACATACTGTTGCCAGTATTTGGTATCTGTTCGTGCGAAGATGAACGCTATTCCAGCGCCGCCGTTTTTCACATGCTCTGCCATTTTCTTTACCCATTTGTCTATTCCTCGCCCGTAGGGCGGGTTTAGCCATACCCGCCCCTCCCAGCGCTGTGCTAGTCCGTCTTCTAATTCAGTGAATGTTCGGGTGGCTCCGATCCAGTCGCGGTTTTCGATAGGTGCGGCCGGGTCGAGGTCAAATTTTCCGAGGGGCTGGAAAATATGGGGGGGGGGTAAGCCACGTATCCGATGCGCTTGTGCTTCTCTGTGGTATCGGCATTTACTTTTCCTTCCTGATGATTTGGTTAATCCTGTAACCGTCGGTGTGCAAGAGTGCGTTGATGGTTGTCCGAATGTTTCCAGGCCCTACTGCCTGTACCGTAACGGTTGCCCCTAGACGGCCTCTCTGCACGATATATTCAGTAATTTTTGCACCGGGTGCTTCGCATTTGACTAGGTTTTGGATGCGGGCATATACGGTTAGGTACCCCATGTAAGATTTACTCCTTTTCCGTCTTTGGTTGTGGTAACTATGATGTCGTTAAACATTTATTTCCCTCCAAGCTAGTGCGCCCCTGAGGAATTGTGAGTTGTGCCTGCTGATTACGTCTTTCATGTATGTTTCTAGGTCGATTTCGGCGCTGGTGTATGATGCTGCTTCCATGCGTCGAAGGATTCCTGGGGCTTCTCCGTGGATGGATAGACTGGCATCGGCGCAGTCCTGGCAGTAGACCGTGAACTCGGTTGATTCTGGTATGCCGCTTTGAGCTGGGTGGAACTTGGTATTTAGCTCTGCCCGGTGCGGGTAGCCGCTTCTTGGTTTTGGTATGTTCATTTTTCCTCCAAATTCGCCATCATTTCCGCGAGAGCTGTTGCGGCTTGTTGCGGAACAACGCCGTTGCCGATGGCTTTAAGTTGTTGTGCCCGTGTGAGGGCTAAATTGGGGTTGGTAACCCAACCTGCCGGCAGTCCCATCATCCATTCGCTAAATTCTGGGTTTAGCTGTGGTTTCCCGGTGCGTGATGGGCGGGTTGGAGCGGGGGCTTTATTCCCGGTTACAATTTCCCACCGTTCGACAGCTGGCGCGTACTCGTGGAAGTCGAAATGCACTTCTTCACGGAGGTTCCCGGTTCGTTTGCTGGGTTGCCGATCATCTTTGCCGCGTTTGAGTGCTTTAAGTCTCGCTTCGCCGCTTCTCCAATCTAGACTATCCATTGTGTTCGGCGTAGGTAGCAAGTAGGGGATGTCTTCGGCGAGGTTCCCGCTGGTGGCTCGACTCCGGACTGCTAGGCGGCGCGCGTATGTTTCTGGGAGTGGTGCACCTTTGATGTCTGAGCAGGTCGGGGTTGGGAAGAGCGGGGTAGTATCTCCTCCCGTGTCAGTGGCACTCCCTCGGTGATGGCGTTCACTCCGCCCGGGAGCAACAGAGCCGATTTTGTGGCTTTGTACGGGTTCTTCCCTCCCCGCGCTCCGTCTGTCGCTGTAGGTGTAGGAATCGTTGCGCCAGGCGAGGACGAAGACCCGTTCGCGGTGGTGCGGCGCGCCGATGTCTGATGCTCGTATAGAGCGCCATTGAGCGCTATACCCGAGGGAGGCAAGATCGCCGAGTACACGTCCGAGTGCCCGCAAAGCAGGTTCGGTGTCGCTACCCCCCCCTGTTCCCATACATCCCGGGCAGGGTTCCAAATCGCTAGAGGCTGTCGCACTTCTAGCTCCTTTCACGTTTTCCCACACTACGAGGCGGGGTCGAATAATTTTGATAGCTTCTCGCATGGATACCCACAGGTTCGATCGGGTTCCGTCCGTCATGCCCCGCCGGGCCCGCGCGCCCGCGGCGCCGTGGCGGGGGGGGCGAACCGCCGGAAATAATGTCTACCGGCGATACTTTCTCCCAATCCACTGCGGTAACATCACGAAAATTCGGGGCCTCCGGGAAATGCTGCGCAAGAATCTTTGACGGTGCTTCCTCAAATTCGCACACCCACGCCGTTGTTGCGTTCAGTGCACGCTCGACAGCGAGCGCGAGGCCTCCGTACCCGGCGAAAAGTTCCCCGGCGGTGAGTTTAGATTTTGGCATTTGCTTATTTCTGTTCGATGCCTTCTTGTGCGCCTACCACGTATTCCCTAAATTTGAGTAGGGTCTCGTCGAGCTGTTTCAGTAACTCGACTATTAGGCGCTCTTTTTGGTTTTCTGTTAGATCGGAGTGCGCTATTGCCGAGATGAAGCCTATTACTTCGTCCGCTTCATTGGAGAATCCCCTGATTTTCCGTTGGATTTCAGGTAAGTTCTGGTTATTTTTAGTGTTGCTCATTTTCTCCTGCCTTTCTGTCTTGCCAATGAGTGGTGTAGGCTGCGATCGGGATGTAATTTTTTTGTGGGTCGTATGGGCCGTTGAATACGAATCCTGGGTGTTCCTCAGTGATCGTGATGTCTAGCCCTGGAAACACCTTCTCTAGACAACGCATAGTCGTTTCATCCGTGTCCTCGTGCACGTAGAACGGGTCTATGTACATGATGTAATTACGCTTAGTAGCTCTCATGTGGTCTTCGACAGTTCGCACCGTGATAACCAGAGCTTTGTAACTTATAGCGCCCATCCGAGGAATCCTTTGAGCGTTTCTATTGCATCCATGACGCCCTGCTGGTTGGCGTCTTCGGGCATTGCTTCGACGGTCTCTTGGAGGGTGTCGATGAGCGCGCTTATCTGCTTGGTTCGCTCTTTATTGGCTTCCTCTAGGGCTTCTATTATTTGCTTTGCTGCGTGGGGGCGCTCCTCGGCTTTCTCTGGTGATTTCATGAATATTGCTGTTTCGCATGCGGACAGGATTCCGAGATTGAGGTCTACTTTGTCTTTGATATCGTGCATGTTTTGCATGGGCATGGGTGTTCTCCTTTATTGCGCGAATCCTGTGTAGCTGGTGATGTTTTTAGGGTCTTCGTCGGTGATGAGGTTCCGGCGGGCGTGTTCGATGGCTTCCTTCGCGGCGGCGTCGTAGGTGTCGAACAGGGTAGGCATCCCGCCGTAGTAGACAGCGAAATCTTTGCAATCTTCACATTCTACACTCCACATTCCCGGTAGCTTTTTGTAAACTACTTCTGGTTTGTGGGTGCGATACGGAGATGATGGGACGGGCGGCGTATCCGGTGATATTTCAAGATTCCGGTGTACAGATGAGTGTGTTAATGCTTCACCAGGGTTTAGGATTGTCTCTCCGTCTGGGTAGTGTCCGCACCTCATCGTGTATGTTCTATCTATGAGATTCCGTTCCTCGGAAACCCGGAGGTTGATAGTCTCGTATTCATAGTTTGTTTCCAGCATGACGGGGTGAGGGACAAATTTGAACTGCGGGATTTGTGTATCTTTACCCGATAGCTTTTCTACCTCTTTCGCAGGGTATGGAATCGTATTCGCGGCGCGTTTATCGAAAATTTTCATGTCTCTTTTCCTTTAATTGTTTCGGTACAGGTCAAGCATCATAACGGTTAGGTGATCTTTGATCCTGTGTACTATCTCTGCTTTTGGGGAGTCCTCATGCTGGGTGCTCTTGATGAATCGGGCGACGTCGCGGAGAGCGTTACGGTGGGTTATCTCAACTCCGCCGCCGCATCCCTCCCAGCCGAGGTTTTCCAACCTATCCACGGCGGCTTTCGCGCTTGGGGAAAGGTGGAACTCTACTGTGTCGCCTATGTACCGGTCGAGGCAGTCGAGGGCTTTGATGACGTCCTCCACGCCGTTTTTATTCGGTGCCCGCCAAATATATTTGACAGTGGAAAATAGCCACCCTGGAAGCTCGCCAACGAATTCTTCCGCATTGACTCCGGCGATCGGGGCATAATGTTTCGGCATTTACTTTCCCTTCCTAAACTGCTTTGATAATCCAGTGGTTTTGCTCATGGGTGAGCTTCGCTTTCTCCGCGAGGCGGCGGGCCTTATCTTCGTTTTCCGAATTGATGAGAACTGTCGCGATCGTCCCAATGGATACGCCCTCTTTTGATAAGCCCTCACCCTCGCAGTCTTCGCACTTTACGTACAGTACGCGGCGAAGCGTTTCGTCATGCCAGCTCTTGGTTGTTTTCTCGACGATGAGGACGTTATGTACTCGTGCGTGGAATTGTTCGACTTCGGGTTTCATGCACGGTTCCCCATCGTCTCTAGGACGGTGTTGCGGGCCTCGTTCACGAGGGTAGCGACCTCACTGTCTTCCATACCCCTACCTAGCGCAATGACGCCGTGCAGGTGTGTTCCGTAGATGAGGTGGCGAATACGTCCTGCGTCGCTGCCTGTGACGCGGGTGGCGGCTTCACCGTAGATTTTTGATGCCGTTGTGAACGCAGCGATCTTGATGACGTTGAAATTCGGGGACTCCGGTTCCTCTGGATTATTGACACTTAGGTAAAGGTCATTGAGCAGAGTATCGGTTATTTCCGCATCCTCGGCGAGATTACCAACGATTAGTTCAGTGTTCCCATATGCTTTATGGGTTTCTGCGATCATAATATTTTCGTTATCAAGCTGATTACCAAATTCCAGCCGCAGAGGTTCCTCACTGTTCTGCTTATTTGGCTTGAAAATCGAGGTGATGTTCTTCGCATCATCGGTGTAGAGGCAGAACTCGCGTTCTCCGGCCTCTACCGCCTGCTCGATACGGACAGAAGCAATCGCTCCGAGTGCGCTGTTTCCAGTGATAAGCGCTAGTTTCTTCGCTGGGGTGATACGAGCTGCGATAGTTGCCGCATTCCGCTCCTTCTCACCGCTGTAGAGCGTTGCCTGCTTCGAGATAGGTATGAGTGCACGCAGTGCAGAAACAAATTCCAAGGTGTTTACGGTGACGGTTGCCATAATACTTTTTCCTCTTTTCCTAATGGTTAGTTTTTTTCTTGAGCCTTGCCCGGCGAGCGCGGATGTATGCGGCTAGTCCGGGTGGCATTTCGGTGATGTGTGGGTCTGGGGTTGCTCTCGTTTTTGGTTTTGGTTCTGGCCCGTGGGTGGTTAGTCGTATGAGTGGGGGTTTGCCGCGTTTTTTGTTTGATTCTTCGCGGGATTTGCAGGTTTTGCATTTGGGGTTGCGGTAGATCATGGCGTATCCGCATTTGCTGCATGTTAGCCGTCGTGTTGGTAGGTTTGCTTTTTTTGCTCGGCTCCATCGGCGTTTCATGCATGTTTTGCATCCGGGGGTGAATTGGTTGGTTTTGCCTCCGCATCCGGCGCATGTTTTGGGTTCGTGTTCGTCGCCTGCTTCTCTTATGAGTTTGACCCGGTGCCTTTTGCGGCATAGGTCGCATTCCATGTTGAAGTTGGTGTATGGTGTTCCGCATTTTTTGCAGCATCTGCGGCGTTTGGGTTCTTTGCCTATGGATACGTTGTAGTTGTGTCTCCATTTGCATTGTGGGCATCCTGGGGTTCTGCACGGGAGTGGGTTTTTGCATCCTTTGCAGATGTGCCCTTTGCTGGTTTTCATGCTTCCTCCTTCCTCCTAGCAGATTTCGTATGATGCGATTTCGGCTAATCGGTTAGGGGCATGTGGGGAGTGTACGGTGTATACGCGCTGTGTCTTTCTGTTGATTTCTAGGATTCCGCGGTTTCTGAGTTCGTGGGCTACGGTTTCGGCGGCGAGGGCGGCTAGGGATGTTTTGGTCTGTCTTCCGTGGTAGGTGAGTGTGGTTTGCCTCGTAGGTTTGGTTGGGGTGGTGAGGGTTTTGAGGTCTCGTTCGTAGATGTTGATGGTTTTGTCTGCCATGTTTATGCTCCTAGTATGTTGGCGAGTAGTTTGATGAGCCATGCTATGGGGACTGCGATGATGAGGACGATTAGCATGCCGATCATTACGACGATGATTACTTCTAAGCAGGCTTGCAGGTTTTTGGCGATCCTACTTTTCATGTGTTCCTGCTTCTTTCTCGATCATCATGGCGAGTTCTGCGATCTTGGATGCGGCGAATAGCAGATGTTTTTGGAGCTGTTCGGAGAGTTGTGCGATGTGCGGGGCGCGGCGGCGTTTCCAGAGGTCGGAGGCGAGGGCGTCGAGTTCTGCGGCGAGTTGTTTGTTTTCTGCGGTAAGTTCTTCGGGTGTTACTGCTGGGATATTGATGGTTTGCTGCACGAGAGCTTCACGCTGGATTTGGTGTTTTATGTCCTCTATTGACTTTGCTGTTTCTGCGATTTTTGCGAGGGTGTCTCGCTGGTGGTTGTCGATATTTGTGCCCTGGATACGGCGGTTAATTCCTTTGGTCGTGAGGAATGAGACGGATCGGTTTCGGGTTCGCTGTTTTTCCTCTTCGGTGAGGGAATCGTAGGTGAGCTGGAATTTTGCGCGGCATTCGGTGTCTTCCGGTTTGATGTCGCGCAGCATCTCGTAGTCGTGTTCTGCACCGGCTGCGCGGGCGAGGTCTACTGCGTGGATGTAGATTTTTCCGTTGTGCCAGACGGTGCGGATTTTCTGGCCTGGCCTGAGAATTTCATCAACGGTTGCTTCTACGAGGGGGTATTCTTTGCGGTCGCATTTCATTTTTTACCTTCCTTACTTCTCTTGAGGGGGTGGTTATTCGGTGGGGAGCTTGATCCATTTGCCTGTGCGTGGGTCTTTGCCGACGGAGAGGCGGGAACGGTATAGGGCTGCTTTGTAGATTGCTGTGAGGACAATTAGGGCTGGGATCGCGAGTAGCCCTAGTATGATTGCCATTAGCGTTAGGATGATGATCGTCATTGTTGTTTCTCTTTTCTCTTGAGCCTGAGTCTGCGGGCTTGCAAGTACTTCATAAGTCCTGCGTCTATAGGCTTTGGTGGCTGGTTTTTTCGTGGTTGTTGGCGCGGGCGGTACTTTGCTCGGAGTTTTTCAAATTCCTCGCTGCTGATGACGCCTCGTGTGTATCGTGAACGAAACCGCGTGTAGCATCCTTCGCAACCTCTCGTCCACGTGTCTACGGGGCAGCCGCACCAGGTGCAATGCGTCGGGTATCTCGGCATTTTATTTCACCGTCCGCCAATCTTGCGCTGTGAAATATGCTCGTGAGCGTGCCCGGTTCTTCACGGTGTTTTCATGCCAAGCGTCAAGCATTGCACGGCTAAAAAGAATATCGTCGCGATCATCAGTGAGTGCCACCGGTACGAGCCTGTTGCTGACTTTGTTGAGAGAGCTTTTGAGACTCGCAATCTTCCGGCCTGTATGCTCCGATGCTTGCTCGAAGGTTAGAAGCTCGACGTTTGGGTGTCGCTCTTGATATTCGGCTGCTGTTGGCAGGTTCGCGAAGCGGCGGGCGTATCCTACAGCTCCCATGATGTTCCCTCGCTCTCCGCGTCCGTTTCGATCCAGTCGGCGCGGTTCCACAGCACCATCGCAACGGTGGCAAATACGATGGTGCCGAATGTGGCACCGTTCGCTACCATCACTCCATGAGCGAGCGCGGAGTAGATGGCTCCGGCGGCGCAGATAATGGCGAGTGTGAAGAATAGGATTGCGGGGGTGAGTGGGTGTTTGGTTATGCGTTTCATGGTGGTTGCTCTTTTCCTGATTATGCATATTTGCATAATCTGTTTATTTTTTATGCAGTAATGCATAATTTATTGGTTGAAACTATGCGTTACTGCTGTCTATGCATTTAAGCATAAGTGATTATTTTTTTATTTGCAAGTTCTTGCAGTGATTATTTTTGTGTCGATGCCCACATATTCGCAAAACGCGGTGATTGTGCGGGGCGCGGTCGGTATACGGCCGGTACGAGTGTGTTCGCGTTGGGCTACATAGGCTAGGTGTCTATATACCTGTTCGCGGGTGCGGCCGGTGTAGTGGGTGATGGCGTCGATTGTTTCTGCCCAAGTTGGAGCACGCCAAAAAGTTTTTTTGTTAGTTTGGGGGCGACCGCCAAGGTAAGCTGTTCCGCGGAGTGTGGTTGCGATTGTCATGATTACTCTTTTCTAGTTGTAAGTCTTTTGCACGTCAAGACTTTTTAGGTATTGGTGTATGGCCGATTCGGGGTAAAGGATTCGTCCTCCTGAAACTCCGCCGGATGTCGAAATATAGGCTGGTCCACGTCGTTCTGAACGCCATTTACCTAGAGTGGTTGGCTGCACACCTAACCCTGCTGCCAGTTCTTCCGGCGTAAGGTACGCTTCTCCTTTAATATTTAGGCTCAAAATCAACTCCTAGCTTATTCGTCTGCTTCAACATCGGGGAACCTATCGAGGATCGTTTTTGCGAATAATCGCATCTGCTCGGTTAGGTGCGCATATATTTCTTCTGCTGTGCTTTTGGTAATCCACGGGTATGCAAGCACTGTCAGAGTGGCATCATGAAGTTCGCGTAGATTATCTATCCTTTCCCACACAACGCGAGCATCATCGAAAGCTTTTTGGTGGTCTAGCTGGTTCATACGTTGCTCTCCTTACTTCTGGGTCTTCTTGATAATGTCCTCGCAAGCGGCCTTTAAGTCAGATTTCCTCTTCTTCATGATGGCTTTATGAGCTATCTTGTATTCTTCAATATCCTTGGATAGCTTCAAGATCATCTCTTCATCTGCGGTGATGTCACGCTCAAGCCCGGCGAGCTTCATCTTAGATTCGGCTATGTTATCCTGACGGGTTTTAATCGCTTCCTCGCAAGCCGCAATCCTGTATTCGATAAATTGGGCTGGGTTCATGAGGCGTTTTCCTTCCTGCTGTCCTGATCTGCGGGGGGTGTTTTGGGGGCTACGGTGTAGCCATTTGTTAAATCAGTTACGGTTACGCCGAGCCAATCGGCTGCGACCTTGATATATGCGACCTTCCAGGTGGTCGTACCTGAACGGAGTCGTGATGAGGTGAATTCAGAGACTCCGAGTAGTTGAGCGAGTTCTACCGACTTCCGACCCTGCTGGAACATCAGCAAGCTCACGGAATTCGCAACCTCGTTGTTTATATCCATTTCTCTCTTTTCTTTAGAAGATATAACTAGATTATGCATATTTGCATAATCTGTCAAACCCTTGCAAAACCTTCAATAATTAGTTTATAGTGAGTTTCATGAGTACAACACGAGATACAGTCCCAGCCACATCGTTTGATACTTTCGTCGCGGCCGAGGTACGCCAACTCATGCGTGAGCGCGGGTTCACACAGACTTCACTTGCGGAGAAGTCCGGCGTGAAACAACCGCGTATTTCGCGCTCGGTGTTTAGTGTGCGGTCTTCGCTACCGGTGGCTATTTTGGATGAACTGGCAGTTACTATGGGTGATACCGCGTCGGGCATTCTGCGGCGGGCAGAACGTAAATATTTCGAGGCAAACGAAGAGCGAGCAAAGCTACAAGAAGAACGCGCTAAATTGAACGAAGAACGCGCTAGGTTAGATCAAGAAATCGCTAAATTAAATGAAGAGAGGGCAAAGCTACAAGAAGAACGCGCTAAATTGAACGAGTCTGACGTACCCCGGCTATTGGCTCTCTAAAGAAATCCGGTATCTATCACTCTCTCACTCTTCTTTTTCACTCTGAGGTCTTGGGTCTCAGGGCATTTTTTTACCCCTGGCACAGACAGGGGGGCGACACCACGCTAAGGCTGAAAAACGCGGTGTCGCCCGTGATGCAGGGTGAAAGAGAGTCCTGCTCATATGAAACGCTTGAATAATATAGTGCACTGTGGCGGCGTGCGCAAGGGAGAGTTATAAAACATGGTACGTCCACAAACACCAATTGGGCATCATGGAGTTATCACTGCAAAAAAGCTAGATTCCGGCCGCTGGGTGGCTCGGACGTATTTCCGCGATCAACGCGGGATGCGGCGCGACGTTACTGCCCGTGAGCGCTCGAAAGGGGCTGCGGTTCGTAAGTTGCAGGTGAAGCTGGAATCATTGCCTGCATTGGGAGTTGGCAGGTTTTCATCAAGCTCTCGGCTCGGTGAGGTTCTAGATTGGTGGCTTGACCGCTGGGAGGGCGCGGAGCAGACGCGATATAACTTAGGCGTATCGGTGCGGGCGTTGAAACGTAATTTGGGTCATTTTCAGCTGTTCGAGCTGTCGGTTCCGGTGGTGGTTGATTACTTAGAGTCCGTGAAGGCCGAAAGTTCGGCGCGCAGGCAAAGGCAGGTACTACGTGCTGCGTTGGGGGAGATGGTGCGTTTGGGGGTTCTGGCGTCTAATCCGGTCGAAGCGACGCGGCCGAGGCGAACAGCTAGGAAAATTCCGAAGGCTCTTACCCCGACGGAAGCCCTTGAAGTTATTCGCATTGTGCGGGAGCGGGCAGGCGGCGATGGTGTGGCATGGCTCGGCGATCTGTGCGAGCTTTTGGCTGCAACGGGTACACGATTCGGTGAAGCTGCGGGCGTTCGTTGGGTTGATGTCGATTTCAAAACTGGACGCCTTATCGTGCGCGGTACCGTGATTACCGGCGGAACGTATCAAGCACACACAAAGACTCACCAGGTGCGTGTAGTTCGTCTCCCTGCGGGCGTACTTGACATGCTGCGGCGGCGGCAAGAATCATCCGAAAGCGAGTTCGTCTTCATAACCGGGCGAGGTAATCTGCTGTCGGGGTCGAGCGCTGGAAACGCGCTACGGCGCTGTCTCAAGAACACGCAATTTGAGTGGGTTACCCTTCACACATTCCGCCGTTCGGTGGCAACATGGCTTGAACGTGAGGTTGGAATGTCTGCGGCCGCGCTCCAACTTGGGCATGAGCAGGAATCCACGACACGGAAATCCTACGTCGAGCGGCGAGGCGAAGCTGACTTCTCAGAATTCTTGGAAGGTTCGCTGTACGCTTAACTCACTACTTTGGGATCGCGAGCGCGGGGTGAACTCACTATAAACTCACTACTTTGTTAGGGAGTGGTAGTAATTCAAATATGCATATAATCTATTTTAGGTTGGCTAGTTCCTTGCTATGTCAAGGGATATGGTGGCAAGTTCCTTGATATTCCAATGCGGGCTTTTGGGTGGTAAAAGTCCTAAATTGATTTTGCTTAGCGGGTGTAGTTCCTTGTAATTACGGGGTTTTTCGATGGTTTTTAGTGACTAACTCACTATAAACTCACGATTTTGAAAATGTGTCTTATGTCATTGGTTTCCTGCTTGATTCAAGAGTTGAAATATTCGATACTTGATTATGTCGAAGCAACAGGGCATCGACAGAGCAGAAAAGAGAGATAGCATGAGCCATGCATACACAATCCGCAACATCTCAAGACATGCCACTCACATCTACGACGGAGAAGAACTTATAGGGTATATGCAGCCATCATCGAGCCGCACGACAGGCGGTTGGAACGCATACTATGGAAGCACCTACGCCACCACTCATAAGTTATCTCTTTATTGTGTGGCAGTCGGCTATTCACAAGAGAAATGTCTCGAAAACTTCATTAAAACGTATGAACACGATACACAAGTTTTACGGTAAGCGCGGTGCTGAAAAGCTCCTCGGCATCGCCCCATACACGTTAGATCAAGTCGCCGCTAGGCACCCATTACCTTCTACAGAGTTTACTTGCGATGGTCTCCCTATATACACGAAGGAACAATTGCAAGACTGGTATGAAGAGAGGCCGCGCCACGGTGGCGACCGAAAATCAGACGCTTTCAAAAAAGCTACAGGCAATAGAAAAGAGTAATCATGAAACCTATCAAAATTGACACTACCGCCCCTTACCTCTGCTTCGACTTCTCATGCGCGGATGAAATCGGGTTGCAAGTTACGTACCAACGCACCGAGCATTCAGACGTCGAGGTGTACGAGTTCGGAGACACCGAAACGCAGGGAACTCAAATTTACCGCCGCTCCGGTAAATTTGGCGAGCCGCACAGATATATGCGGGTTCCGCTAGATGGCTCCGATGCGGTTGAGAATATCATCCTTGGCACCAGCGCGTCGAGATACGTCACCATCAGCTCAGTTGTAGACGGTGAAGCTATGGAAGGGCTGCCAGAGGATGCAGTAGAGCGTATCCACCGTCTCGTTCTCGAAAATAGTAAACTTAGACTCGCGCAATAAAAAAGTAACCCCATGCACCAGCTCATTGTCTGGTACATGGGGTTATACTTTTATCGGAGACGAAACTTGCCGTTTTCCTCCTTCATTACCTAGCCCCTCCGAGCGTTGGCGCTCATACCGGAGGGGCTAAATTATTTACGCTTCACCCTGTACTCGTTCGCGAAGCGCGGCATCTGCACCATGATCTACATGGTCTCCCAGGTTCTCATACTTCGACGCAGCAGGAACCTCATGATTAGGATCGCCATAGAGGTATTCCTGCACGCTCCGGCTCCGGTCAGTCTCCGGGAGTGCCGGAGTGGTTACTGCGTCCTCAATACGTGCGAGTGCATCAGCTACCTCTGGGTGAGGTTCGGGGTCTGCCCCGGTTTTGACGTTGAAGATCGCGATGATGAGTCCGAAAAGGGCGGGGATCAGAGGCAGGTAAGTGTTCAGGTTTTCCTGCGTGATAACGCCGTGAGCGACGAAGATTGCGCCAATGGTTAGGGCGAGGGTGTAGGTTGCGGTTCGGATGTTTGCGAGGCGCTGGGAGTTCATGTTTAGTTTCCCTTCTGGTTCTTGATGAGTTCAGCGAGCAGGCGGTTAGTTTCCTGCTGTGTGGCGATGAGCTGCTTGTTCTGCGAGAAAATGTCGCCATCCCACTTGATGCCGTCTTGACCGCGGGTGAGTGCGTCCTTGGTCTGCTGGGTCTGGATACTGGTGTTGGTGATAGCGTTGTAGAGGGGGCCTGCGTGCCAGTGCTGTTCTTTTCCAGGGCGTAGAAGCGCGTGGATGCCTTCGACTGCGGTGAGTAGGCGTTCGGTCTGTTCGTTAGTCATTTCGTCTCCGTTTTCGATGAGAGTGCTTACTGTTTCTGCGATGACTCCGCCGGTATAGTGTTTCTGCGTAAGAGCTAGGAACTGTGCGGCGGGGAATCCATCTCCGGGGTCGGTGTGATCGGATTCTCGGAATACTCGGCTGATCTGTGCATGTGTGGTGATTCCTTTTTCACCGTTCGCGAGCTGCTGATCGGTGAGGAACCGGGCCGGTATTCCGTGACGTGTGCAGATGTCGGCCATAAGAGCGGCTGCCCGGTCAAGAATTGCTTGTGAAGCTGGGTCTGCCCATTCGGTAGCTGTCTGTGCGGCGCGTCCTGCTAGTTCAAGGTGAATGCCGAATGCGTTCCCGGTTGGCATGGCTGCCCATGCCGCGGCGCGTTCGTCCACACATTGAACAATGGAATCAGGATCGATGCAGTAGTGAGCGCTGGTACCTGCGGCGGGGTTGGCGAACCAACCTGCTATATTTTCTGCAATCTGGGTTGTTTCGGGGGTCTCCATCGTGTGGATAACGCCCCATTTTGGTGTTATCGCGCCCCATGTGCAGTTTCCGGTCGGATGGATGGTATTCACGAGGTCGGAATCTGGTGCAGTGAATGCTGCTGGCATTGTGCCCCTCCTTTCTTTGTCTTCTGATACGTAGACCCTGCACATGTTTCCAGCATGTGCAGGGTCGGTTCTGTGCTATTCGGCGCTGGGAGGATCGCGAGGTTTTTCGGGGTTATCCTGTTTGGGGATTTCCTGCGACCATTGCAAGAGCGAAGCTATATACCCTTCGAGGCCGGTAGGCATAGGCGGCGCGGGCGGCGGCTGCCTATTGTTGATGTGCCCGGTTAGCGTTGTCATGTACGACATGGCGATAGAGAGCGCCATGCGCGCCCGGTCTTGCCGCTCATATGCTGCTTGCTGGATAGCGCGGGTATCACGCTCCATCGAATCCATGCGGGACTGCAATGTCTCGTTCTGCTCCTGCAAACGTTGCACAAGAGCGGCTTGTGTACCTACCTCGGCCTTTGTCCTCTCTTGCTCTAACGCGAGCTTAGTCTTTGTGATCTCCGCCTTTGACTCAGTCTTTTTGGACGCCCATAGCACTAATGGAGATGCACATGCCCCGAAGATCGTCCCTAACAGACCGTATAAAGCAGAGGGGTCAAGATAAGGTGGCATTATTGTCGTTTCATCTCGATTCTTCCTAGCTCTTCGTGAAGAATCCCACGAGGTTCACAATGACATGGCGGCCTTCCTGCAATGGGATGTCCCATGATTTCACAGACCGGTCGCCGACAGTGGCATAGATTTGCCCTGCCTGCCCAGGAATAAGCTGTGTCTCAATCAGCCCCGCGGGTGCGGGTGCGTCAGCAGGCCATGTGAACAACTTTTCATCGTTTGCGAAATTTCCTCGGTATGTAAAGTCCATGTGAATCAAGCCGAAACCTGTTAGGTTATCCACCTGCACATAGCACCGCTCCGCGCCGTTTGATGTTGTCTTTGTCGTGGCATGGGTGAGGTTCCATGTCTTCGAGCCGGTCTGCACAGGGCCTTGACCGGGGCGAGTGGTAGACATGTAGTTATTCACCTGGATAAACACATCGTCACCTTGCGGCGAACGTGTTCGGACAGGCACGCCCGTCCAACCTGAGGGCGTAGCCACGTCACGAGAGACGCAGTTTACGATCGCTAACCCCTTGAACCATGTCTCGACATAGTAGGACCAGCGTGCCCCGCCGTCTGCTTTACGGGCGCTTCGAGATGTGCAGGCGTTGAGGACAGTCCCGTCGGTTCCTTCATTGAGAACGTAGAAGTCCGACGCTTCGTTGATTTTCGCGGGCGCAGTAACAGTTCCCTTGTATGAGGATGATTCGGCGCGGCATTCGGAGAGGACATTATCACCGTAAGCGACGATAAAACCATGCCCACCATTTTCCTGCGCCTCGCATTCGACAAAGGCGCACTTAGTAGCGCGGATATACCATCCTGCTCCGTCTTTCTGGTTTCGGCGGTTAGCGGTGGATGGTGCTCCGGCCGCTACGTCTTGCCCGGCGGTCGAACCTGTGGGTAGAGCGTAGAGGTCTGCAAATGGTGCGGCGCGGTGCGTGTACCATGACGTCGAGAGAGAGAACTTCGTTTGCGAGGTCCACACCTCAATGCCTGCGTATCCGCTCTTTGATTGGTTTGAACCGCCAATGTCTGCACCGAAAAATTTATTATCGGCTGCACCGCCGGTTCCTTCCGGGTGTCCCACTGGTTTACCTACGAGCAAACCTGATTGGCCGCAGTGGCGGGTTTTCAGTGAGAAAACTTTCATCGCTTGATCGTCGATGCCGATGATTGCCGCGCCGGTTTCCATTCCCCAAATCTCAAGGAAATTCAGAGTAGGTACGGCGTCCGGGTCTGCGGGGTCTTTCCCCAAATCCGTGTTGAAACAGATACCGCACAGATTTGGTATCCATTGCTGATGTTGGATGCCAGATTTGCGGGATCGGATCATGAGATTTGAGACACCGAAACGCAGACATGTGGGGTCTTGCAGACGCTCTTCATAGGTGCCCGTGTGGAAAACGCCGGTCTTTTTCACGATGGTTTTATCTGTCGTGGCGACAATCTGAGTTGCGGTTCCTTCGCCGTAGACCTGCACAAACCCCTTGAGCTGGATAAACGGGTAGCTAACCTTGTAAATGCCGCCGGGGATGAAGACCGCGCCACCGCCTAATGCGGCGACAGCATCGACAGCATCTTGAATAGCTTTTGTGGAATCCTGTGCGCCGGTCGGGTCTGCCCTATACGGTGCGTCCAAAACGTTCACACTTCGAGCGGATTTCGGCTGCGCGGCCGGTACCTGCACGTTTTCGAGAGCTGTTAGACGGCGGATAATCCCGGAATCGTCATAATTACTCCCGTCCAGCCCGTTCTTACCAGGTTCGCCCTGCGGGCCTTGCGGTCCGGGAGGGCCAACGGGTCCAGGCACACCCTGCT